TTTTAGAAAGGGGTGAGGATGAGTGAAATATAACAGCGTGCAAGAGTTTATTGACGACTGCAACGCAGGACTTGATATTGAGTTTGCGTATGGAAAATATCAGTACACGGTTTTAAGCTGGCTTGATGGTGGTCCACTCATCGGAAGACAAGCCCCTTATGACGATGTGGAGCAGCAGTTTGAGACACCGGAGCAAATGTTAGACAAGTTTATGATTGACGGAAAGCCATTGAAAGACATTATTACCCAAGTGGAGTTACTGCTTCACTAAAACATTATTACACACCAAGCACCAAGCGCAAGCAAGGTGCTTTTTGATTGGAGGCAATTATGGATTTTTTAAGCCCGGCGAATCCAGTAAGCCCGTTAAGTCCGGCAAACCCCGCTAACCCAGCAAGTCAATTACATGATTTGCTTCTTTCAAGAAAAGCAAACCACACCACAGTAGATGCACAAGGACAAGAAGCGTTGCTTATCATTGGAGGTTTTCTGATTATACTAATGTTGGCAATTGTTGTTTATATAATATACGATTGGTGGCAAGACAGATAAGCAACCAGCTATAACCCCGGCAACCAGCCGCCTTTTTATGGGTGGCTTTTGCATATAAAAATTTTCGCCCGTGGGAGCGGTAATCCCACACACGCAGACGGGAAGCGACCCTGACAAAGCGTAGCGTGAAGGAGAACATATGACTAAACAGGAGCTAATGGCACTGGGGCTATCTGAAGAAGATGCTGAAAAGGTGCTGAAAGAACATGTACCTTATGAAAGATTCAAGCAGGTAAATGATGACAGGAAGGCGTTAGAAGCGCAGCTTGCCGAGCGTGATAAGGCTATAGAAGAGCTGAACACCAAGGTAAAGGCAGGCGAAGACGCGGCAAAATCCATAGAACAGCTGCAAGGACAGCTTAAAGAGAAAGACGCCGCCGCAAATGCCCTTAGAAAGAGCACGGCTATTGAGCTGGCGCTTACCAAGGCAAAGGCTAAGAACACAAAAGCGGCGCTTGCGCTGCTTAATGTAGACAAGCTTGAGCTGCAGGACGATGGCACAATTAAAGGCCTTGATGAAAGCCTTGAAGCGCTTAAAAAGAGCGATGGATACCTGTTTGAGGCGGAGCCGAAAGCTCCTGCTGTGCCGCCTACGGGCGGTTTCAACCCACCCCCTGAAGGGGAACCATCACGGGAGCCTATGAGCTACCAAGACGCTGTTAAAGCAGCAATAGAACAACAATTGAAAGGATGATAATTTATGGCAGTAACCTTACTTGAAGCCAAAAAGAATGTGCAAGACGCACTGCAGATGGGCGTGATAGACGAGTTTCGCAAATCGAACTATCTACTAAATGCCCTGACATTTGATGACGCTGTTAGCCCGACCGGCGGCGGCGCAACACTAACCTATGCTTATACAAGGCTTAAGACACAGCCTACCGCCGCATTCCGTGCGGTGAATACCGAATACACACCTTCGGAAGTAACCAAAGAGCGCCACACTGTGGACCTGAAAATCTTTGGCGGTTCTTTTGAGATTGACCGTGTTATTGCCGACATGGGAGGTATAGTGAACGAAGTAACACTGCAATCCCAGCAGAAAATAAAGGCTGCTCAGGCGCTGTTCAATGACACCGTTATCAACGGCGATAGCGCTGTTGACGCAAATGCCTTTGACGGCTTGGAGAAAGCTCTTACCGGTTCTGATACTGAAATCACTCCCAGCGCGGCGATTGACCTATCCACCAGTGCAAAGCTTGACTCCAATTACAAGGCGTTTGTAGATGCGCTAGATGAGTTCTTGATGACGCTTGACGGTACTCCTACCGTTATACTTGGTAACACCAAGTTAATTGCTAGGCTCCGTGCTGTGGCAAGGCGAGTGGCTATGTACCAAGTAAGCAAAGACGATTGGGGAAGGCAGGTAGAATCCTACGGGGTAATTCCGTTTGTTGACCTTGGCGCTAAAGCCGGCAGCAATGACCCTGTATCTAAGATTGACAGCACAAGCGGCGAAACCAGCCTATATGCTGTACGCCTTGGACTTGATGGCTTACATGGCGTATCCATGGCAGGACAACCCCCTGTTAAAATCTACATGCCTGACTTTAAGACTGCCGGTGCGGTAAAGAAAGGCGAGGTTGAAATGGTGGCGGCTGTTGCACTTAAGGCAACTAAGGCAGCGGGAGTTTTAAGAAAGATAAAGGTGCAATAATGGCTAAAATATTAGCGCCAAACAAACAATACAATGGCATTAGCGCAACGGTTACCTTCGTAAACGGCGAAGGGCATACGGAAGATCCGAAGCTGATTGCCTGGTTTAAACAGCGGGGTTATGAGGTGGTGGAGAAAAAACAGACCAAACCATCTCCCCCGCCTCCTAAAAAAGCGCAAGACACAAAAAAGGAAGGTGAATAAACATGCCGAGAATTTTCGCGTCTCATGATGAGCATAACTTCAATCAGGGAGCGGTGAACTTTGAAAACGGCGTCGGCGTGCTGCCCTATGGCGATGAATCTATTCCTTGGTTTCAAGTTGCCGGAAAAGATTACACCATAGATAACTCAAAGCACGCTTTGACTGCCTTTGACAGGTTGCCCCGCGCCACCCTCGACTCTATAGCTGTGTATATGGGTATCACGCTGGATCCTACCGATGGCAAGTATGAAGTAATTCGAGATATCGAGGGTTTNATATCCACTGCTAACCTTGGGTCTATTACTGTAAGCTCTGCCGCGGGAACAGAAACCGGCGACACAAAGATTACTATCACTGGCGCTGCGGGTACTGGTAACAAGTATTACTACAAATGTGCTGCTGGTGCTCTGAGCCCTCTGTACGGCGATCAGATTGACGGCGGATGGAAAGAGATAGCTACCGGCGATGAAATAACTCCCGGCGCGACCGATACCCATATTACTGTTGTTAAAGCTGTAGAAGCTAGCGGATTTATACTGGCGAAGGGCTCAGCTACGATTACCAAGAAAACTACTTAACTAAGAAAGGAGGCTGACTATGCCCTACGCTGATACGGCTTACGCCAATACATACCACAATACACGGCTGAGCAAGGAAGCTTGGGGCTTGCTTAGCCCTGAAACACAAGCAGCCGCGCTTGAGAGCGCTACGGACGCGATTAATCTGTACGCAAGGACTAAAGGCGGCTGGCTAAAGGATTACACTGAGAACACTCCCGATGACATAAAGAACGCTTGCTGCCGTGAGGCGTTGGCATTAAGCGATACCACTACACAGGAACGCATAAAAGCGCAGGCGCAAGGCGTAACTGCTACAAGCATGGGTAGCGCAAGCGAGAGCTACAACGGCGCAGCAGGCGGAACACTGGCAGTACTGGCAGACCCGGGCATAGCGCTGCTATTAGCGCCATACCTTAAACAGAGCGGAGGGGGTGTTGCTATACTGTGAGCAAATACAGCCACCTAATGCAAGAAAACATAAACATACGCCGTTTTGCGGGGGTATCTCACACAGGCAGTAAAAGCTATGAACCACCTAGAGGGGAAGAACCTGACACGATAAAAGGCAGGCTTGAATGGCAGAGACGTAAAGTACTAAACGACAGAGGCGAGGAAGCCTTGAGCGAAGCGGTATTATTTACGCCTATACGCCTAAAACCTGGCGACCTAGTGATAGTAGATGGCAAAGAATGGCCTGTTGTGAGCGTAGCTGAGCGCAAGGGGCTGTATGGTAAAACTGACCACTGGGAGGTGAGGCTATGAGCCCTATGTACCTTGAGGGTGCTAAAGAGGTTACACAGAATGTTTTGAACTTGCTTGAACACTTATCTGAGCAGACTGCTGAAGGCGTGCGAGATGCGCTTATAGACATAGGCACCAGAGCCGCAGATAAGGCGCCTGTTAGAGATGGATATCTCCGTGGGAGCATGACTACAGAAGTAATAATCTATGATGGTGAACTTATAGGCGAAGTACGGTTCAATGAAAAATACGCTGCTGTACAGCATGAACGCACTGAATTTAAGCACCCTAAAGGCGGGGAAGCTAAATACCTTGAGCGCGCGGCGATAGAAAAAAGAGAGCAGGTGCGTGAAAAGGTGGGTGAAGCGCTTAATGAACTGTTTGGAGGTGCGTAATGTTAAACGCCCTTAGAAACTACCTGATAGAGAAAGGCTATCAAAATATATACATCGATTACTGGCCGGAAGAGCCGAAGGACATTATAACGATATACTGCTGGGAAAAGGTGGCTGCCAGTATGTACGATGGCACGGCAAACCACCTTATACAGCTTAGAGTGCGCAGGCAGGACTATGACGAAGCTATGCGCGTTTGCAAGGAACTTGTTACCCTGCTTGACAGCGGGGATAACGAAAGACCCATACCTCTCCCCCATACAGGCGTAGTTATTGGCAGAGTAAGACGACTGCCCATACTGCTTGAACGGCAGGAAAACACTGTTACTGTATATGCGGAGATGGGGCTATGGGGTAAAGAATAAAGCAATAAACATGAAAGGATGAATATACTATGGCTGAAAAAAAGAAAGGTTTGAAGGGATTTTCTAATTTCAGGTATTTCCCAATTACCAAAGACGATGGCAAAGACTACACTCCCGGTACGGCTGTGCTGCTGGTTGGCGCGCGCCAATGTACGGTGGAAGATACCCGCAATGACTACAAGATACCCGGGGATGACGGTATCTATGACCAAGGCAGCGACTACGAGAGCACATTGCTTACTGTCAACATAAACGAAATGACTTTGCAGGACCTTGCCGCTATGACAGGGGCTACATACGACTCCACCCCTGCTGAGCTGTCTGAAAGTGATTTAGACCAAGCTCCGCAGCTAGGATTGACATTCGCTGCGCTTATGCTAGGCGGCGGATACCGACTATACAGGTATTACAATGCTAAACTGGTTGGCTACAAGGCTGACTTGCGCGCTAAATTAGATACCGGCAACGAGGTGAACCAGTACCAATTGACCTTCCTGTGCATTGCTAGGAAAACTCTGGGAGCTAGTGAAACTAAGTACATGATTCGTACGACTAAGGATATTGATTCCGCTACAGGTTTAACTTGGCTAGAAACCATACCAGCCGTTGT